CGCAATGAAGAGCCGTTACAAGACCACTCGCGGTGGTGCAACTGACGGTCGCGAAGCCCTGTTCCAAGAAGCACACACTCCGTTCTCTGGTGACTCTTCTGTGTCGCAAGATTCGGCTGATGCTGCTGGCAACAAAGGTCCTTCGGGTCTCTCTGGTGTGACCGACACAGACGACGATTCTTCTATCGTCGATTCTGGTGCATCTTATGTGCCTGGCGTGGGCGGTGGTATGCCTACTGCTGACGCAGAAGCGCTCGGTTCGACCGGTTCTGCATTCGCAGAAATGGGCTTCACCATTGAGAAAGCAACTGTGACTGCTAAGAGCCGCGCTCTGAAAGCAGAATACAGCCTTGAGCTTGCTCAAGACCTCAAAGCAATCCACGGTCTTGACGCCGAGACGGAACTTGCGAACATTCTCAGCACAGAAATTCTTGCTGAAATCAACCGTGAGATCATCCGTACAATCAATGCTCAAGCTAAGATCGGTTGCCGGACTGCAAACGTTCAAACTCAAGGTATCTTCGACCTCAGCACCGACGCTGACGGCCGTTGGTCCGTTGAGAAGTTCAAGGGTCTCCTTGTGCAACTTGAGCGTGAAGCAAACGTTATCGCCAAAGAAACTCGCCGTGGTAAGGGCAACATTGTTGTCTGCTCCTCGGACGTTGCTACGGCTCTCGTGGCTGCTGGCATGCTCGACTATGCGCCTGCTCTCAGCACGAACCTGCAAGTGGACGACACAGGCAACACCTTCGCTGGTGTGCTGAATGGTCGTACTCGTGTGTACATCGACCCCTATGCAGTTGCAGACTATGTGACTGTGGGCTACAAGGGCACGAACCCTTACGACGCCGGTGTGTTCTACTGCCCCTATGTGCCGCTCCAGATGGTGCGCGCTGTGGGCGAGAACGACTTCCAGCCTCGCATCGGGTTCAAGACTCGCTACGGCATGGCTTCCAACCCCTTCGTTGGTACCACTCCCGCAGACGGTCTTGCTACGAACCGCACGAACCAGTACTATCGCATCTTCCGCGTGGACAACATCCTCGCCTAAGCGATATAAAAAGAGCGAGGTTCACTCGCCACTTTCAAGGGGCTCTTCGGAGCCCCTTTTTTATGCAGTATAAATATAGATATCATTTTCACTTGAGTGTTTTCTCATGGCAGACTTTACATGTGATCCTACATATCTTGCTCCTACAGGATTTAAGATTGCGCTTGATCGAAAAAACTATCCAAATGTGCAGTTCTTTGCGCAGCAGGTTTTGCATCCTGCGATGGACATGACCACTACTGAAATTCCTTACCGTAGAGTAGGATCTATTGTGACACCTGGTGACACATTATCTTTTGGCTCTGTCACAATGGATGTTCTGATGGACGAAAACATGAATGTCTATCAAGAAATTTATGATTGGATGCGCCGTCTTGTTGAGCAGCAACACAAAGCAAATACAGGTAGGATGTTTTCAGGTGAAGATGATCTGTCTTCGTATTGCGATATCACCGTGTCTGTTCTGACAAGCCACAATAATATTTCAAGAACGATTAAGTACACAAATGCACTGCCTACTTCGCTTGGCGACATTACTTTTGCTGCAACTCAAGACGGGCAGTACATTACCTTCCCTGCTACATTCCGATTTGATTATTTTGAGTTAACATGATATAATGTCTGTTTAACTTGTGGAGTATATTATGAACTTAGATGAAATTTTGAACGAATGGAAGAAAGACTCACACATTGAGTTTAACAAGCTTGATGTCACGAGTCAAGAGACTCCTAAGCTACATGCTAAATATCTTGAAATTTATTCTAACGCAAAGCTAAAGCTGAAAGATGCCGAGTTCAAGCAGCGCGTTCTGCTTAAAGAAAAATGGCTTTACTACAATGGGAAGATGCCTGTTGAGACAATCGTCGAGAAAGGTTGGGATCCTGATCCGTTTGACGGGCTCAAAATTCTGAAGGGTGAGATGGACTACTACTATAATAGTGATCCCGAAATTGTAGCAAGCGAAGCCCGGATTGCTTACATTAAAGAAGCTGTTGACACATTGAAAGAAATCATGGACCACTTAAAGTGGAGACATTCTACGATCAAAAACATGATCGATTGGAAAAAGTTTGAAGCTGGATTTTAATGGAAATAATCAAGTTCAAGATGAAAGATCATGCGTTTCTGCAGTTGACAGAATGCTCGCCGCATGTTGTCTCCGAATTATCTGAACATTTCACTTTTGAAGTTCCTGGTGCAAAGTTCATGCCTGCAGTCAAGAAGAGATTGTGGGACGGCAAGATTCGCATGCTTGATCGCAACACTGGGCAGATTAATGCGGGCTTGTATTGGGCGATTAAAAAGTTTGCAATGCAGCGCGGCTATGGTATTAAAGTAGAAGAGAGTGAGTATGGCTATCCGTATGACACGAACAAAGTCAATCATATGGAGACAATGCAGTGGCTTGAAACACTTAACATGCCTTACAAACCTCGTGATTATCAGTATGATGCATTTACACACGGTGTAGAAAACAAACGTTCGATTCTGCTGTCGCCCACGGGTTCTGGTAAATCTTTTATCATCTATCTACTCATGCGGTGGTATCTACACAATCATGACGATAAAGTGCTTGTTATCGTGCCCACAACATCTTTGGTAGAACAGCTATATTCAGACTTTGAAGATTATGGATTTGATGTCGAAAAAAACTGTCATCGAATCTATTCAGGTAAAGACAAAGAGACTGAGAAGCGAATCATCATATCAACTTGGCAATCGATTTATAAGTTGCATCCAGTATGGTTTCACCAGTTTGGCGCAATCTTTGGTGATGAGGTGCACGGCTTTAAGTCTAAATCGCTATCGTCTATCATGAACAAAGCAAAGAATGCTGAGTATCGATGGGGTACGACAGGTACGCTTGACGGTACGCAAGTTCACAAACTTGTGCTTGAAGGTCTGTTCGGTCCTGTGAAACGTGTGACCACAACTCATGAGCTACAAGCTAAAGATACGCTCGCTAAACTCAAGATAAATATTATACTTCTTGAATATGCCAAAGAAATTTGCAAATCAATGGAGGGTAAATCATATCATGAAGAAATTGACTTCATTGTCAGTAACGAAAAACGAAATAGATTCATCGCAAACCTCGCTGTTGACAGAACTGGAAATACGCTTGTTCTATTCAACTTGGTGGATCGTCATGGCAAGGTGCTTCGGGATCTAATTCAAGATAGATTGAAAAAAGGGCAGCGCTTGTTTTATGTTAGCGGTGAAACAAAGACAAGTGATAGAGAGCAAATACGAAACATTGTTGAGAATCAAAAAAACTCTATTATTCTTGCTAGTTTGGGTACTTTTTCCACTGGCATTAATATCAAAAACATTCACAACATTATATTTGCATCTCCTTCGAAGAGTCAAATACGAGTGTTACAGTCCATCGGAAGAGGCTTGAGAAAATCTGACGATGGTAGCGATACAATATTATATGATATAGCAGATGATTTACATGTAGGTGGTAAGAAGAATTTTACACTACTACATAGTGGTGAGAGGATTAAAATATACACAAATGAGAAGTTTCCTTATAGCATAATCAAAATTGGAATGTAACCATGCACATCGAAGACATCGCACAATTTAAGTTCAGCAGTGGGCAAGAGATTGTTTGTGAAGTTATGGAATGGCCTGATGATGGTGAGAAAGATATTATTGTTCGCAATGCGATGGCAATCGTTATGGGTGAAACTTCTGACGGTGATCGCATTTACATGTTCAAACCATGGGTACATTTTTTCGCAAAAAACGATGAGTATATCTGTGTGAATTCATTTCACATTGTAAGCCAAAATCGCCCCAATGAAAATCTTATCAAAGAATACGTTTACGCAGTAAAAGAAATGCATGAACAAGCAAGAGAGCGTGACGAAGATTATTTGAATGATGAGAGAGAAAAGCTAAAGAAGTTACAAGGTGCGCTGAATCTATTTACAAAGACAACTATTCAGCATGATAGTGCAGAGTCAAATGTAGTACGCTTCCCTCGCAAAGATGATACTGTCCATTAGTATTCTCTGTTCCCTGGCGCGTGGAGTTTTATTTTAGCATAGATTTTTTGATTTGTCAATATGTTTTTGATTTTAATTTTAGTTTATAATGTAAACCGAAAGTTGACTAATGAGTGATATTATGAAAGAAGAAAAGCCACACTATGTAAACAATGCGCAGTTTTCTCAAGCTGTTGTCAACTATGTTGAGCATGCAAACCGAGAAGTTGCTGCAGGGCGTGACAAGCCCATCATACCAGATTATGTTGCTATGTGTTTTCTGCGCATCGCAGAGGGATTATCACACAAAGCAAATTTCGTGCGCTATACTTATCGCGAAGAGATGGTCATGGACGCTGTAGAAAACTGCCTCAAAGCCATCGAAAACTATAATCTTGAGACAGCGACGCGCACAGGCAAACCCAACGCATTTGCATACTTCACTCAGATTGCGTGGTACGCTTTTCTTCGTCGCATCGAAAAAGAAAAGAAGCAGCAAGATGTCAAGCTGAAGTTCATTGCAGAAGCAGGTATTGAACACTTCTTTGATACTTCTTCGCCCGAAGACTTCGATGATGCGTCTGCACTCCCGTTCCTTGATGAGTTACGAGGGCGCATTGATCTTGTCAAAGAAAATGATCGTACATTCAAAGAATACTACAAGAAAGAGAAGCGCCGGCGTAGAGCAAAAGTCGATTCTGATCTATCGGAATTTCTTGAAGATTGATATAGGTTTGTG